CTGTGATTATATTTTTCTTCATAAATTTGCAGAAATCATTTTCTAAACTATGAGTCATAATGACATCCATCTTTTTACAAACGTCTGCTAGGTTCGCATTACGAGCAATTGATGCTGCCTTATGGTCTACATTAATAAATGCTTTACGTATCGTAATTGCATCTAAAAGTTTCGGAAAATTATCTTGACATTCTTGTGAATGAGATTTCGAAGGAATAGAGTACACGATACATGTATCATGTTTATTAATTACCTCGGCCATTTGTTGCCATTCTTTACCGATAGACATCTCAATCTGTTCAAGATCAAGTCCTTTGGCTCTACCCCATTTTTTGTCATTTGCTGAGAGGATAGTGGCTCTAGTTACTTTTTGCATTTGTATGGCGCATTGTGTTACACCGCAGCCCTCGGTTCCTCGACCGAGTAAGATAATTGTTTTCATATTTCTCTCCTTACTCCACTATTATACAACAGTTGAGTCTATTTGTAAATACTTTTTTTAATTTATTTATGATTTTTAATTCGTACGTTTTACTATTAAACTTTTTATTTGTGTGTAGTGCTAAATATCCATTTTTGATAGAATATTGTTCTCCTGAGGGCCCAATTATAGAATTTTATTGCAGTTTTTAACCATTTTATGTAAAAATATTCTATCGATATTAGTCTTTTTTAGAAAAGGGGCGTGGTGTGCACACGTAGTACTAAAGCTGTATGTTTCCACACCGCTGTCATCTCGAGTCACTGGTGTCAATAAACTCCCATTTAACGCCTGCTTCATCGAACATCGACTGTGTTAAACTCCATGAATCAGTCCAATGATCTGGAATATCTTGCTGAGGCATAACTACACGTTTAACACCGACTTGAATAACTCCTTTAGCGCAGTCAGAACAAACTGGTAAACCGTATACGTATAGAGTTGTTCCATCTAATGACACACCATTATATGTAGCATTAAAAATAGCATTCATTTCTGCGTGAACAACATATTTGTATTTTAATTCGCGATTCTCATAAAGAGAAACGTCATCTTCAATTCCTTTAGGAAATCCATTATAACCAGTTGCAACTACTGTGCGATTATCTACACACACTGCACCAATCTGAGTTGATGGATCTTTTGACCAAGAAGCTACTTGCTCTGCAAGTGCTAAGAATCTTTTATCCCATTTATTTGACAAGATCAAAGTGCCTTTCATATACGTGAAGATTTTGTACTTGCCATGTGATATCACCGACTTTCATTTCTTTACGATAGTCAGCATCCCAAGCAGCTTCTATATAACAACCATTATAATCGTCAACTAGTTCTTTTAAAACATAAGCCTGCCAAGCATAATCATTTTTATATCCATATACGACATCATTAGATCGCATTTGAACTACGGCATGAATTGCGCCATTACGTAAATAATAAGTGACAGCATTAGTACATATAAAATCATTTTTTCCATGTTCATTATATTCTGTCCAAATAGAAGGACGAGTATAAATCATAGTAGCACGACGAGTGTCCATATTAGATATAAGCTCATCAAGTACTTGACCATATTGGTCAAAGTATTTATCAGAGTAAATTAATTTTCCATAATTACTATTAATTTCTCCATGTTTGTTTGCGCTATATTTCCAAGCTGCTGGAGGTTCACCTTTTCGTATATCATGTATGTTAGTAGTCATAGACTTATACCAAGCAAGCTCAGCATCAACATAATCTTGATTGACCGTTCCAAAGATTGATGGTTCATCAGCTTTGAAAGACGCACCGATAAGCTCAATAGTTTTTTGTCCTGATCGATCTGTTGTGAAGTTTTCATTTTTTAGTTCATCAATGAAGTACTCCCTAATTTCACTCACTGTTTGCACTAACTCTCTCCCTTAGATCTGTAGATGAAAACCTATGATCTCTCTTATTGAAGTAAAGTTCAATGCCACGATTACGACATTCGTCTTTACCAGTAAAATCTTTTAATCGATATTCCTCACCAAGGATACGAATATCAATATCATACATGTTAATTATATCAAGTAAATCGGCTTCTGTACAATAAATAATGACTTCATCTACATATTTTACTGCAGCCAATTGCGCTTGTCGTTCAACGATACTTTGAATAGGAGCATTCTTGCTTTTACGATCCAAAGTAGGATCTACTTGTAATGCAGCGATAAGCCAATCGCATTGTGTTTTAGCTTCACGTAACATAGCTACATGACCAGCGTGTAGTAGATCAAAGGTGGATGCTGTCAAACCTACTCTCATATCTTAGGCCTATTAAACATATCATTTTTTGGATCTTGCCCATCCATAGTACCACGCATATATGACACAGCAAAGGAAGCATAATTTATAAGATCTTTAAAAGTATCTTCAAGTGATTCATGGTTAGGTTCATTGCCAGACTCGAGAAGAGAAGCAGCTCGCATCATCTTACCATGCATAATATCGTAAATAGTATCTACACCTCGACGATAATGCATAGCTTGCACAACATTAGATTGCGATGATTGATAGTCTTCACCTTTACGGTTCTGTAGTTCAATGCATTCTTCAAGAACTTTTACAGACTCACGTTGCTTGACAGTTTTTACTTTTAAAGTGTTGAATTCTGCGAATTCGGTTGGTTCCATTATTCTCTCCACAATTTAGCTAGCCACATTTTGCCAATTCGTTGTACCCATTCATTTTCTGGACTACGAAGCATCCATTGATGAATAGCCCAAGCTTTTGATTGAAGTACTTCTTCAGATATTACATGGTTCCCATTACGTGAATCAGTTTCCACCATGTTAGATCCTTTCCTTGGCCAAAGTCCATCCATCCCATTACAAATACTGCGAGAACTATATAACCAAAAAAATCATAAGTTTTTGCTAACATTATGATATCTCACATGGATTAGGACTTACTTCCCAACCAAGCTGACTAACAAAATCAGAACTAGTATCAGCATATATTGCCATAACAATAGCCTCACGAGGTGCAGTATCTAATTTAGCAATTGCGTTACTAGCAACATCAATCAAGTTATTATGAAGGCAATGAAGAACATGCATAGCATCTTTTGCATCTTGGATATACATATCAGACATTTCATCTTTAACTGCCCATTCTTTTTTAGCAGTTTCGTTCCAGCGATTAATTAGTTTTTTAAGATCTTTGTACATATTTGGCTCCTCTTTTTTCATTTGATAGATATATTATACCACGGTTTTAGCCAAATGTAAACCATAAAATGCACTTTTTTGCATTTATTTCAATTTTTTTATATATTTTTATAGGCATATTCAAAATTTTGGCAATCATGATGCTTTGCTAAAAACTTTGCTCCATTTTTTATATGGAAATTACGAGCCATATCAGTTAATGGACTTAACGTAATAAAACGTTTAATCCATGGCTTTTGATTTTTAATAAGTTCAGCTACTCCATTTACTATATCTCTACCTGCTCCTTTTTGATAACTCCATACAGTATAAAATACTGCACAAGTATCGCCTGCCCATTTCATATCTTTTTCATTTGTTGGAACTTCATCCATATATGCTACGCAAATACAGGCGGCAATTTCACCTTCACGTTCTAGAACATATACTTCTCTACCACTCTTTGTACGCCACTCTTTACTAATATGAGGACGTACAGGATCATTATCGATATGATCAAGTTCTTTCTTTGTTGCCAATCTAATCATTACGGAGCTTCTTCACCATTACCCAATGGAAAACGTAAAGGCTCTCCTGTGACACTGTCCCAACGAAAACTTCGCCAGTCTTCTTTGTCCATATCCCATACGACTTGTACTTCTTCATTTACTGCTCGTACTTTCTTTTGTGTAAGAGGATCTTTAGATGGAGGTGGTACATATCCTTCAGAAAGTGTACATCTCATTTTTCTTTTTGTACCATCTTTCTTTGTGAATTCTATTAAAAACGAACTATCCCAAAGTCTACTTTTTATCCATTCTTTTGTTTTTTCTTCAATCATATATAATCTCCTTGATCACTTTTGTTTTATAGCTTTTCTAAGTTCAATACCTTCAAAATTTTCCATCTCCAGGTATTTTTTTAATACTGGATTATCAGGGTCTAATCTGTAAACTTCTCTTGCTAAATCACGAATCATTTCATGATCTAATAATGTTTTGATGTGTTTACCCATTAATCATTACTCACTTTTTCTACGTATTTATTTCCATTCCATTCGTAAATACCTTCTAAATAATAATCTAACGTCTTACGATTTCCAATGTACATATAAACAATATCTGGATATTGACGGAAAACTTGTAATTTGTCTTTTCTACATCTTTCTAATTGAAACTCTACAGCATTCGGATATCCGACTGTTTTTACTTCAACTGGCGTATCATTTAAAAACAAGTCTTTGTATTTACGTGTGTCATCTTTAAATCCATTTTTAATGAGCCATAATTCTGTAGCATGACCAAACATGCAAGCTTCTACAATTTGCGCTAATGATCTATTTCTTCGAGTAGAAGGTTTTGAATGTATTTGAATAGCTTCCTCTCGAGCGCGCTGTTTCAATAGCACAGGATCAATATCTTTTGCTGCGTTAAATGTTTTTATAGACATATTCTAGAGCTCTATCAGCTTCTGTTTGCATTGGACGATTAGCATACCAATTACCTGTGTCAGCATCAAATTCTCTACATAACACAGAAATTTCATCAGCTGTAATTGGATATTCTTTCTTAATAGCATTACCAGCTAAAGCCACCATAATTTGATACATCTTATGATACCAACCTGTGCTACTAATTAACTTATATTCATTTTCAAGTTGCCGTGGAAAGAATGGACAATCACGATAAGATGACCAATTAACATCTGTATTTTCCAATCTAGACTTACGATGTTCAATAATTTCTTTTTGCATTTTTTCTGGCAGTCTATCAAAAAAAGAATTACCAGATTTTTCTGCCATCGGATGTTTATTTATTAAAACATCTGGATCAATAGCGTCACCATTATTATAACTAAATATGAAATTATCAGCACTAGCGTACTTTCCAGGAATGTAATACATACGCGACAAGTCTTTAGTTTGCTTATCTCCGAGCTCGCCAAGCTCAGTTTGAAGAGCATACCAGAAAGATTTGATCCGCTCTGACCGAACTGCGTGTTTAAGCGGAAAGACAAGACGAAACTTTGGTGAAGTACTCTTACTGCTAGCAGTAGAATAGCAAATCCAACGATAAGCACTAAACCGATCGATCAATTCATTCTTCAAATCTCCATTGAATTCAAAATCGTCTACGTCAACTGCACACCAACCAGCCCATTCAACTACGTTTTTATTTGCGCGTGTTGTGTTTGGATGATATACAGCTGGTGATATTAGTTCAGCATCTTTCTTGCTTTCTCTTGGCACTTGTGCAAGATCATATAACACATGTTCGAACGCGTCAAAATCTGCAAGATCGACACGTCGATTAGTTGTATTATCAAATATGCTTTTAAACAGTGTTCCGGAAATAGCCATGATTGTCTCGATGTGATGGACCTTCCCAACCTTCTGGCTTTATTAAATCTGGCAATCCTAATGGATTAGGCCTAGACTCTTTTATACCGGGTTCTTTAGACATATTAGCTTTGTGTACTTCTTTCCATGCTTGATGAGCATCAACATTAAAAGCATCTAATGTACCAATAGCAACAACACAAAGATCAATTAGACCATCAACGATTTCTTCAGGATCACCGTCAACCGCAGCTTTGCGTGTTTCATCAAGTTCTTCTTGTAAAAACTTAAGTCTAAATTCTAGAAACTTAGACATCAATTCTTTATCATTGATGTTTTTTGATACCCACTCATGCACACCATATTTTTCGTGCATTCGATACATATCGTATACCCAATCACTCATATTAATTCCTTTTTTCATCAATTCTTGGATCATCATAAGGATTTTTTCTTAGTATTGTAAAGCTATCAATTAACATTACGAAGAAAAAAGCTGAAGTCCATCCTATTAAAAACCATACTGTATATTCTATCATTTATATCCTCTTTTTTTAATTTAATATAGATATATTCTACCATATTTTTAACCAAAAGTAAACCATTATTTTACTTTAAATGCATTTTTTATCCAAAGAATTCATCGAGAGTAGCAACTGGTTCAGCTGTCCATCCTACAGCATCAAGGATAAGTTGTAATGGTTCCACAAAAGTTTTATTGAATTGCATATCATAATCAACATAACTATTTAGCTTTAGTTCCTGCGGCAAAACATCTGGAAATGCAATTACATTTTCATGCATAGGGTTACGTTTCTTCATGTACGTGAAGAATATACGAGAACCATTCGTGATAAGTTCATACTTCTTTGAGAGTTTGGCTTCTTTAACAAGCTTATTGTATAGAAGTGAACCACGAACGTGTATGGGTGATCCTTTCTTATATACAAGTCGGCGATCATGCCAGTCAGTAATATTCGAGACTGAACGTGGGAATGCTACTTTTTCAGGAGAAAGAGATTTAAACTCTTCCTTAAATTTGCGAATAAATTCCTGCGTATTGCTTTCAGATCCAGATATTATAATTTTAAAAACTTCCTTAAACTTATCGCGACATACTTCAGGAGTTGAGGACTTAATTGCTTCGATCCCCATAATCTTGAGTTTGGGTTGCGCATATTGTACACCCTCAGAGTTGTGAACATTAAGGATATAACGTTTCTTTGCGGTCCAAATACCACGATCAGCAATAACTTCTCTTGCCATTTCCATACGTTTAGTATGGTGATTCATACGTGTAAAGAAAGAGTCATATGATTTTGCGATCATAGGCTCAAAGTGTTCTTGACAAATCTTATCAAGGAACTTAACTGGATCTTTTGGTTTTAGTTGATTAACTAATGGACCAAAATCAATATATACTGAATCTGTATCAATTGCAATTACGTAATCTTTTTCTGTCTTAAGTATATTATTCATAGCATCATTCATGGCACGTTCAGCCCACTTGATTGTGGTTTGGCCAGTGAGTGTAACACCTTCGGCCATACCAGGATGAAAGTACTTGAAATATTTGTTAGCTAACGCACCATACAAAGAATTAAGTAGAATTTTAATTGCCATTTGTCTATTATTCAAAGTAGCAATTTGCTTTTCTAATTCATAAGTTTTGCCTTTTTGATATTCAGATTCATAAGCCAATTGCATTTTCTTGACTGACACACGTTCAGCGTAATATTCTTTAATGATTGTAGGGACAATACCATCTACATCTTTACGGTAAGTAGTACCATTAGCTGCAATTGAATGATTGCTTTCTGGTGGCGTAATATTAAGATAATGCGCAACACCAGGCATAAGCCAATTTGATTTGGGTAACAATGTTTCAGGTGAAATATTTGTCTGAACAATAATGTTAGGATACAGAGAATTTAAATCAAATGATACGACCCAATCATATGCGCCGGGCTTTGGATCTTTTACATAACCACCCGCAATTTGCTCAGAAAATCCTTCATTTTCATTAGCACCAATAATCTGATAGTCACTACTATCAAGTTGGTTAATAGATGGAACACGCTTTTGACGATTTAGATGTCGATAGATAATCGATTCCCATATGGCAGTAACACCAAATGTATCTTGATAGTTGACTCCACCTTTATACGCCACAGTCATGGCTAATGTAATAAGTCCAAGCTTATCTTCTAATCGATCAACTAATTGAACGTCTTTCATATTATAGTCAATATATTTTTGAAAGTCGTCTTTATAAAGATTTTTAAGAGAACCTGATTCTTCATATGAAAGTTTCTTTTCACCAAGAACTACGTAGGCAATATGATTAAGTTTGTATGATTCTTGTGGACCATAGGAGTATCCAAACTTTTGGAAGAGTTCAAGATAATCTAGAGTTTGAATACCTTTAAGATCATACATCTCATCTTCTTTACCACGACGTACAACTTTACGATAATCAACTAATCCGTATGGAGAAAACTTTTTAACTTGTTCTAAGCCTAGTACTTTTGCTGTACGATTTACAAGGTACGGAATATCAAAGAAACGTACATTCCATCCAGTGATAACATCTGGACATTTGTCTGCAGATGAAAAAAAGTCAAGGAATTTAAGAAGAAGATCGGGCTCATCTTTACACTTAATATATTTGACAGGTTTAATTAACGCATCATCTATATTGTAATCACCATAGCCCCAAACCCAATATATGCCATCAATATTATTTTTAAGTGTGATAGCAAGGACGCGTTGTGATGCTTCATGCGGATGAGGAAAACCATCATCATAATCTGTTTCAATATCGATTGTAGAAACATTTATAACATCACGATCAAATTCTACATCTTGCTTAAACTTTGACGTGATATATTGATGGATGTAATTTGTGTTACCATAAATGCTAAAGCCATTTACGCCTTTATATTGTTCCAACCAGAGTTTTGCTTCACGCATACTTTCGAAAGACACTGCGCCAATGGGGTTTCCATCAAGCCCATACCAGCCTGTGTCTTTCTTAGATGGTACAAAATATTCCGGTTGAAAATGATCTTTTTTAACAACACGTTTACCAGTGGAATCGTATCCCCGATAAAGCATGCTGTTGCCATAACGTACTACTGAAGTATAAAACATAATATTATTATATCATGTTTGTCCGGGTTTGTAAACCTTTTTATGCCATTTTCTTTGCTTTTTCACAGGTTTCATTATTCCTGCGAGTCCAACCAGCACCAAAGGTATCAAACGTTTTTAATGATTCATAAAAATCTTGTCTAATATCTTTGTATTCTTCAATGACTTTTTCTATACCTTGGGCTTCGATATATTCATCTAGAGTTTTTAAAGTATTAGGACCAATCCCACCATCGGGTTCAGTTCCTATCATGCCTTGTAATTTCTTTGCAGCGCGACCAGTACCAGAATTAACGGCCCAATCAAATACTGCTAAATCAAGACCAGATGGTAAATGATCACCTTTTACTCTATCCCAATAATTCTTTTTATAAATTGGAGCAACGTCTTCTTCAGTAAGATCTTTCATATCTTTACTTCCGCCCCACTCTTCGTAAACTCTCTTAGTTACTCCAAGATTAGTTTCTCCTCCTGGATCTCTAGGATGATTCACGTATCCACCTTCGTGATGAAGAATCGTATTTAGACAATCCTCAAAATTTTCTTTAGCCATACTTTACACCTTTTTTAAGTCTGTATTTTTCTCTATATAGGAGGTTTCTTCTTGACAATCACAGCCTGTGCATATATCATTAACACATTCTTCGCATGGTCTAGACCCATATCCACAATGACATGCATGTCCACATTTTTTACATTTACGCGGTTCGGCTATATGCATATAAATCTCCTAAGATTAAAAGGGACAAGAAACCCTGTCCCTTTTTTTATTTATATACCCATCCTTTTGTTGAGTTCAAGAGCTAAACTATGAACAGTATGACCTGTCCAGTCTGAGCTTCCTGTATTCAACATATGTTGAGCTACTCTTAAATTAGCGGATCTTTGTCGGCCGTTTAGCCAACTAGTGTAGAGCCCGTTAAGCAGACTCCCTGAGTAATTCAGCGCTTTTGCCATTGGATTGTCTCCCAGTTCCTATTGAAATTTGCTGGGGTCGCTTCTCTTCTGGCAGGACTACTTCTATATTGACAGTAAGAATCCCATCCGTTAGATCTGCACCAGTGACTTCTGCGTACTCTGATAGCCTGAACGATTTATAAAATTTTCGACCAGATATTCCTTTATGAACATATTTATCTTGATCTCGTCTAACTTCACGATCACCTTTAATGGATAATACGTGTTCTTTGAGTTCAATTGATATATCATCTTTGGAAAAACCAGCAATTGCCAATTCAATATCATACTTCATGTCGTCATATTTGACTACATTGTGTGGTGGATAAGAATCTTTTGCGTGATTTGTTACTCGTTCGAGTTCATCGAAGAGGTGGTCGAAACCTAAAAAAGCGTTCCTTGGGAACATAAAAGTACCAGTCATTGCTATCTCCTTTGTTAAGCAAGATTAAAATATTAGGACCCACACCACGTGGCATCCTTATATTATATATAATCATTATTTTTCAAATGTACATAGCTCATTGTTATATTTTTTTTCTAATTCTTCTATTCGGCCATTTAATACACTTATAGTAGTGTAAAGATTTAAATCTGGATATGAATCAGATATTCTGCTTTTCAATATTCTTATTTCATCTGCTAAAACTGTCATTCTATTATAATCAGCATTATTTGATGGATACATCATTGCCATAGTTTAATCCTTTCTTTAAATATTTTGGCTCTGGGGGGTGGAGTCGAACCACCACGTTTTAAAAACAATAGGGAAACAGCCTACCGCGTCTACCAATTCCGCCACCCCAGATTATTTAGGCTGCTTTCTCTAACAACTCATTCTTCTCTAATGCTGAAATCATTCTTGTCATTCCAATTCCTCCACCTACACGTGGGAAGAAGTCAAACTCTAAGAATTTTTCTAATTCCGCTTCAACTCTATCTTTACCAAATAATTCAAATAGTAGATTACTATAAGCCCCATCTGTAATTGTGTTAAACGTTTCTTTCATTTGATAAACGTCACATGAACGTTCAGCACTTCCTATAGTTTCCATGCCACCTAATATAACATCAATCTTTTTACTAGTGCCATCACCATTACGTGACATATTCCAAAATGGAGATGTCATTTCTGGAAAGTCTGTTATCATTACACTACCAAATTCTTCGTACATTTTAGTTTCATGTTCTGCTTCCATTTCAGTATCTGAACTTAATCCATAATGCTTTTGCCATTCTGAATAAGGTTTTGCTACTATATCACCAAAGCCACCAAAGCCTAAGTATTCACATAATTCATATTCCATACTTTTAAGATCATTAATATCACCTGGCATTTCAAATTCAAACATTGGAAAGATAATATCGTGACGTCCGGGTATTGCATTAGGCTCTTGTCTATATGAAGTAGATACACAAAAGAATCCTTTTGAATCAGGTTTACTAAGTAATTCATGCTCTAACCACATTTGACCTGTTTGTGGTAATGGCCAAGTTTCTCCAGCATATTCATAAGTTGCAACGTTGAAGGGATCTTCACACGCTGCTAAGATTGATAGTCTATTTTGAGTGTGAACTTCTAAAAAGCCTTTGGCCAAAAAAAATGACCTTAAAAGGTCAACTGTTGTAGTAAATTTTTGTGGGTTTATTAGTTGCGTCATTAGTTTTTCCCTTCTTTATAAACGTACTTAATATTGCAATAACCGCATATAGCTTCGCCATTTTTCACAGTATAATAAACTCGTGGATGACCGAATTCGCCACCATCACAATAAAATGACTCTTTATCAATAAAAATTATTTCATGCCCATTACCTTTATCATTTTTGATAATTTGATGTTTCATTAACTGATGTTGATCGTTCATCGTATCTTACCTTCAGCTGTTCTAGAAACATCTCCCGGTGCTTCTGGCATAGTAAACAAAGCATTCACATAATCTTTATTAAAACTTGGTTTACGAGCAAACACTACCCAACGATATCCTTGGCCTTTTAACCACGTTGGATAGTTTTCACTAATATATTCTTTAAAACTTGCGCCTGTAGTATAAACATCATCGCAAATCAATACTTGATCTGATGAATCACCAGTAGCGTATTTGTTAAGCGCATCAGCAAGAGCAACCCCTCCACGCGGTATGCCTTCTGCTCTACAGAAAGGACGTTTTTGATAATGCATGATCATCTTTGCGCATGTTGCCCACTCAGCATCGCTGAGTGCATCCATCTCAATTTTCCATGTAAGATGTAGTCCTGCGTGTGAAATAAAATCGCATTCTTGAAATAAATCCATATCAATAACTCTGAACTTCTATGAGTCTTAATGCGATCTCTAGAACCCATATAGTTAATAATAATTCCGGAATTATAATAAATCTCCTAAATCTAATAATTCTAATGAATCACCTATTGCAAGAATACAGAAAACATTATAAGGTGCATTATGATACTCTAATACTGAAAATGTTTTAGTTCGAAAATTTATATACAAAGCAAAAGGTAATCTGGCTGGATTGTCTGCTAGACCACTGGGATTATCTGGATCATTAACTTGAGCTTGTATTTTGCCTTGAAAAACTAAGTCTTCTCCTTTGTTTCCCAAATATCCAAATATTTTACTATGAGGGCCGCATAGAATTGGTTTATTATTCCATTCTATTTCAGCAGATTCTAGTTGTTGAGTAAAAAGACCTAATATAAACATAACGGCAATAAAAATACCTACTAGTAATAACGGTCTATTCATATTATTTACACTCCACATTTACCTTATTTATTCCCAATATTATATTTTGGGCACAATTCCCAATTATTTTTATCTTTATATGAGATTATTTTAATTTGTCTCAAAGGAGCTAATGGTTGAGCTTTATCTTTTCCTTCAATTGATACTAATCCCCAATCACTCATAAGAGTAGCAATCGTGTTTCTACGCGCAATATCATTTTCTTCTAGATTGGATTTCTTTCCATCTAATAAAAATAATTCTTTAAAATGTACTATAAAATATCTACCTTGTTTATGTAGAATATGACATGACTGATAAAGCTTACGGTCTTTTCTAGACGCAACACCGATGCGAGTTAGGGTTTCTCTAATTTTTAGGAAGTCATCTGGCTCGTTTAAAGTGACTTCTAACATATTGCTAGGAGACCACTCTACAATTTTATTTTCTTCTTCCACCTTTGTTCACCTTCTTCTTCAATACTTCAATTTGATCTGTTGTGAGAAGGGACAAGACTTGTCGAGCTTTTTCATTGCTATATCCATAATAAGTCTTGACTACTTCCACATCACTTAGTGTTTCAGGTTTGAACCACTTGGAAAACCTTTTACGTTTTCTAACTATATTTATAAAAAAGTCAAATTGTAAACGATTATCGAGGTGAGCATTCATATTCATTTCATTTGCAATGAGAGCAGTATCATTGAAATAAGACAAGCTTCGATTAACCATATAAGGGTTATAATCTTTTTCTGCAAGATCATCAACCATAATATCTTTTTTATCATAGTTGATTGCATTTACATATTCAAAAGGATTCATAATATATTATACCACGGTTTTCAAATAAAGTAAACATTAATATATGTATTGTCCGCCATTAGCGGTTATTGTAGATCCAGTAATAAATCCAGAATCATATGAAGCTAGAAAAGTAACACATCTTGCTATCTCTTCAGGTTCTCCTAATCTTCCAACCGGAATCGTTGATTTTATTTT